CATAGCGTCTCCCAGAGTCTCCCATTGCTGTGGTTTCCAAGCTATCGACTGAACGAGTCAATGTAAAATTTGTTACGAACGCACTGAGATCGATTGAGGCAGGGTCTGTTGTTCCTACTTTGAAACCGACTTTATTTGTTAAGCCTTGAGCCATTTTTATTCCTCATCTTTCTTAGTAACTGGTTTTGGTGCTGTTGCAGCTTGACCGATTCGCACGAGCCAATCTGCGTTTGCCTTGTCGTTATCGGACATAATTAACTCCAACTTGTTAGTATTGATACGGACATCTCGCAGCTGAGAAGGTCTCCCGATGCAGCATTGAGAACGCTAGGTGCGCTGATTGCGCTTACATTATAGGTCAAAGAAGATGCATTAAGTTTAGTAAATACTCCCACTACAAAATCTTCTATCCCGTTAAGATTACCTTCATTGTCAAAAAGCGGGCATGTAATAATTATCTTAAAATTAGCGAGAGGACTAATTGAGATTTGTGAATTATTATTGGGGGTTAAATACGGATTGTCTGGGCTGACAATAACCGAATTGGCCAAGACTGTTGCTGGAGGAAATGCAAAGGTCTGCCATTTAGAGTTATCGACTAGAGCTGTGGCAAGTGTCGTTCTGAGTGTGGTAATAGCAACTGGCATGGCCTACCCGATAAGCGATCTAGGGTCTAACGCATGTGAAATCAATCCCCGTACCTTTGCCAAGAGTTGCGCTGACATTCTGTACGGGGAAGGCTGGAAATCGACAAGGTTACTGCCTGAAAGGGTCGCAGTACGCGCTTGCCAGATTTCTACAGATACCATAAGAGCTGCATTCTGTACTGCTTCATCTAGAGTCCAGTCGGTCGTAGTATCACCAGTGACTGTGCCAAAAGGAGAAAGTGTATTCTTGTCTGTTGCTGTTGCAGCACTAATTGTATAAGTAATTGAATAGTCACCGACCTCTGTTAATGTCTTTGTGCCATTCCATGCTGTTCCAGAATTAGTAATAACTACTGAGTCTCCCACAATAAAGTCTGGGGCTTCCTCAAAATAAAGTGTTGCTGTTGTTGTTGTTTTAGAATGTGCTATTGCAAAACCTTTTTTAGCCCATAACATTGGAATTAACACTGCATCTGCTGCATCGCATACAGATTGTAGGGTGGCATCTGCATACAAAGTACCGACTCCGAGAGTGCTACGGAGTTCTGCAACTGTTGTAAGTGCCATTCCCATTCCTTTCTAAAGACTCTGGGGAGTAGAGGGCTACTACTCCCCAGAGCGACTTAGTGTGGCTTACGCCTTGTTATTCTTGAATGCGCCTGCGCCGACCTTAGTTGCAATAGCACCAAAGCCATAGTAACCAATCGTTACCTGACCTGTAGCTGTTGTTTCTGCGCGTAGGCGGAAGGTTGGTGACTCGTACCATGTATACGCATCTGGGTTCACAATGAGGATTGATCCGTCTGTGTCTGTGCCTGATGCTGTGTTTGGTGTTACATACAAATTCAAGCCCGCTACATTCCCCTGTAGTGCTGTTGGTGTTACTGCACCGCCAGCATTTTGAGGTTGTGAAGCTGTGTAAATTGGGCGACCAGAATCGTTAAGTGTCATAATGTTTGACCATTGTGATGTATTAACAATCATGTTACGAGCAAATGGGTTTGCTAGTCCAAGTGTTGCGTTATAGACAGAAGCTGCACCGCGAGCAACAACTCCGAGAAGTTCTGCTGCTGTTGGGTAAGTAACTGTTGTTGTTGCATCAAGTGATGCGCCTGTAATGATTGCTGCGTTCACTGCTGCATCTGTTGCCTTTGCGTAAGCAGAAGCCATGTTGCGAACGAGTTCATCAAAGAAAGCTGGAGATGTACGATCTAAAAGTTCGACAGAGAATGTCTGTTGTCCTGCGTACTTCTTAACAGTTACTGATAGGAAGTCTGATGTCATATCTGTGTCTGAAAAAGCATTACCTTGTGCTGTTTCCGCAACAGTTGGCATTGCTGTGATTTTTGGAATCTCGAATGTCATACCTGCATCTGGAAGCACTCCACGAGTAATTGCTTCAATTGATGGGCGGATTGTTGTTCCAAGTGGGTTGATAATTTCTGACAACTGGCGTGTTGGAACAAGTCCAGGGTTATTAACTGTGCTATCTGCTGCTAATAGGTATTGACGAGCTGACTCATCACCTAATGCTGCGCGTATTGATTGCTCTGCATACTTAGCAGCTGTCAATTCGATGCGTGGATTTGTGTATGACATTGCTGAAACAGTTGGGCGAGCAGCTTCAACCGCTTGTGCTTCAACTGGTGTTGCTTCGACTGCTGGAGTGGTATTTTCCACGGAGGCTGTCTCGCTTTCTGTTGGTTGGGTTATTTCTTCTACATCGGATTCTTCCGCTGCAATATCAGTAACCTGAGCAGATTTGAATGCTGGGTCGGTTACTAAACTTACTTCGACCAAACGAGCGGCGGATACATAAGTCACGCCGTCCTTGATCTTAGACTTCAGGACTTCTGCCCCGATTGACAGACCGCTTTGCAATCCTTCTTCTGCAAGGATTAAAGCTTCTGTGCCACGCTGTGAGCGACTTACAGAAAATACTGCATTGATTGCATCTTCTGTTTCTGAATAGTCAAGCATTTTACCTAGAGGTTTTTTATTGTCATGCTGACTTAAAAGACGAATAGAACTAGCATCTGCAATCTCAATTGATCCAGATTGAAAAATAACTTTGCCCATATTTGTTGATCCTGCTTCGACATTAAGAGGCACAATCTTGCCAGAGATAGTTCTATTGGCTGCGTCTGCTGTTAGTCCAGCTGAGAAGGTAATTATTTGATTCATTGCATACCATAGTTTCCATTAGGTGTTAGGTCAGTCATTCCCATAGCCTGCTCTGGAGTAATCAGGTTGAGGCTAAGTAATTTTTCAATTACTGCTAGTTCTTGCAGTGGGTCTGTGCGCAAGAAATTCTTATCAATGTCAAATAGTACGACATTACCACGAGCAGTAATGTCATCCATTGACAGGCGATCTTCAATCGCTGAAATAAATGGCTGTAAGGATAGTGTTAAAAACTGCTTGCGCTCATCTTGCACATTGGCATAAGTCATAGAACTATTGGCATCTGCTGACACATAATAGGCAGGTACATTACAAAGGCGAGCAATTTCAGTGGCAAGTCCGAAAATAGCGTCTGAGTACATCATTTCTTTAGGTGAGAATGAAACTGGAGAGTATTCTAAAGTTGAAGTCAAATAAGCAGTTGATCTGTTATTTCTAGCACTTTTGAAAGCGGAGAGCAATCCTTGAACTTCTTTAGGATCAAGGTCAGCTCCATTGTTACGAATTATTCCAGTCGGCATTGGTTGAGATGCTGAAACTGCGCTTGCTTTTTGAACATCGATAGCTGCGCGTATTGTTGAAGTTCCAGTGTTAAGAATGCCATCAGTTAGATTTTGGAAAGTAATTAAACTGCCTAATCCGTCCATCGGTAAAGTCGTTCCATCGACTGCGTAAGATTTTACAAAAACATTATCTTTATCTAGTGTTGCAGTTACTCGGCTATTAGCAATCCACTCAAAACGAGATGGTCGTCCATCCTCTGCATAAACCTCGACTACTTTCCAGAATGCTTGCCCATAAAATAGAAGTGAATCAACTGTGTAAGCAATAGTTACTGATCGTGGTTGAGAATATGAAGGTTGGTCAAGCCAGAGAGGACTGCCTAACATTTGTCCCGTTGATTTTTTATGCAACATTAAAGGAATTGTGCCGATTGTTCCCGCTAAAAGGTTTCTGCATCTAGCTAATGCTGGAACAGACATTGCTTCTGTTCTGCCGACATAAGCGAACTGAAAAGGCATAGCATAAGGTGAATACTCCCCAAGAACTTGAGGAGCAGACTGAGCTTCTAATAGAGGCTTAGACTGAAGACCAAATGTTTGCAAGATGCGACCCATAGACATAAAGTGTAGCATTTGTCAAGTAATTAGACAACACGCTAATGCGTGTCTAAGTATAAATCTGAGGCTTAGGTGCTGGGAGCATTAACTTGCTAACTACCATTGCAAGTCCAATAGGTGCTGAAATATCGCCTGCTGATTTGCGCCTAATCAATCTCCACGAAGAATCGTTGGTTTTAGCAGCTGTGTTTGTAAATTGCTCAATTAAATCCTTTTGACCATTATGAACAACCCTAAGATTAGTCATACCTTCTAACAAGTCTCCACAGGCTTTGTAAAATTGCTGTCCGCTGACATCCTCGACCATAACGCCACTTTGAGCAAGCCTGTCCGCAATAGTTTGTGTTGCGTAACGATCAAAGCAGACTGTGCGAGGTCTGTACAAATCGCACCAGCCTTTTATGGCAGCCGCCATCTTTAATTCATCGATTGCTACTTGAGAGCTGAATGTCTCTAGGATTCCAATGCCAATCCGCCCATCTGGGAGAAGTTGGCCTGCGACTAATGATCCGTTCCTGCGAGACGGACTGACATCGAAACCAAATATAGTATAAGCCCCAACAGACATTTCAAGAGTGCTATCTGAGCTGTTTTCCAAAACCTCAGTGCTAAACGGGCAGGACAAACTGGTTATCCATTGACAAAGGGTTTCGGTTCTCGCTGCATCCTGAGTGGATGTTGCAATGGTCTCCTCAATAGCTTCTTCCGTAATTAAATATCCAAGCGAAGGATTAGCCATTGCCCAAGCCTTACGATCCCAGATGTCACAGAAGTCAGGAGCTGAGTACTCGTAATAGCCTAAAGACTTAGGCGGGTAGTGCTTGCAAGACTCATGTAAATCATTAAGCACTTTTGAGAATGCATCGCCTGCATTGCTAGTAAATAGACGCTGGGAATTGACTCTGGCCAAGGTTACGCTTTTAGCAGCGTCCATTGCCGCTTCCGACACCTCACGCAACTCATCAATCCATAAGTAGTCACACGACATGCCTCTAGCACCATCGCTAGTTGCAGCGCGTACTTCTAACTGAGCACCAGAAGCCAAGATGATTTTTTCATCCCCGTTAGTTCGCCTAATGCCCTTCTTAATGTCTCCATCTTTAAGTTGCAATCTTAAGAAGTCATTCCGCTCAATAATGTCAGCCATTATGTTAAATGACTTCATTGCCATTGATCTATTAGAGGACATAATCAAGATGTCCTTTTCCCCAAAGCAGAACAAGCCCGCTAAACAGCGCATTCTGGCTAAATGGCTCTTTCCTGATTGTCGGGCAATTAGCAGCAGGTTGCTCTTGCGGACAAATAATCCATTTTTATCAACACGACACATATCATCAAGAATTAACTTCTGCCATGCCAATAAAGGCTGACCAATCTTGTCAGCTAGTTCTGCAATCTCATTTCCGCGAGTTTCTCCCTTGAGAAATGGCGAATGAAGCCTTGGTTTCAAATTCCCCACTAGCTTCTTTTTTGATTTGGTTTTAGTTGTCATTGATTCGGATTAGGTCGGGTCTTAAACGGACTGTCCAGCACCACGCTCGACTCTGTCAGGGAG